AAAAAAAGAAGAAATAAATTAGGATAATGCCTCAAGAAGACTCATCAAGGGCGGTAGCCATTCTTGCTGACTTCAATGATTTCCCAGAAATGGAGAAATGGAAGTCTTACGCAAACAACATAGCAATTTATGGAGAGGAGCGTAAGTCTGGACAAACTGGTGGTCGCACTTCAGGTCAGATTGACAGCACTCGCATATTCGACACTACGTTCCGCGATGCCTTGGAAATCTTTAGTGCTGGCATTGTGTCAGATCTTACGCCCCAGAATGAGCGTTGGCTAGAGCTTGAGTCGCAAAGTTTTGACCCAGAGGTTGTGGAAAGTGAGCGTCACTTTTATAATGGTGCCTCTGATAGAATCCGCACACGCATTGGTCAATCTAACTTTTATCGTGCATTCCACGAGGCCGTACATAGTGGCGGTATGTTTGGCACGTTCTGCTTGGCTATGATGCCATCTAAGAAACGTGCGTTTAACTTTGTAGAGATTCCGTTTGGCAAGTTTAGGTTTCGTGAAGACGAAGACGGTTATGCTACTACGGTGTTTCATGAGTGGGACGAAAAGACTGCTGAGCAAATCTTTGCCTACTTTAGGGATGACATAAAAGAAGGCAAGGCAGAGCTTCCAGAGGTTATCATGGATGCCATGAAAGCCGAGCATCCTTCTGCACGTAACAAGAAGTTTACCATTATCCATATGGTAAAACCCAGAGTTGGGTCTGAAGGCAACATACCTGCTGCACCAGAAAACAGACCATTTGAGTCAGTGTACGTCTGCAAAGAAAGCAGCAGCACGATCTTAGACAATGACGGCTTGTATTACCAACCCTACATTGTTACTCGTATGCTTAAGAGTAGGCATGACGCAGGCTTTGGTCGATCCCCAGGTACGCAATCATACCCAACCGTTCGGGTACTAAATCGTGCCATACGGGACATTAGCGTAGCCGTAGAAAAAGGCGTTCGTCCCCCAATGCTGGTTCCCAAGGACAGTTCCTATCGCAAAGATGACCGTGCTGGTGGTGAGATTATGTTTGATCCACACACGCCCAACGGCGTACCCCAACCTTACATTGTGCCGTTTGACATTCAAAGTGTTGATTGGTTTATTAATAGGTTGGAAGGTCAAATCCGCAATGCGTTTTTTAATGGAATGTTTAAGTTCTTTACCCAGCAGGACGTTGCTACTACGGAAAAGACGGCGTTTGAGGTTCAGATGCAAGCGGAAGAACAGCTTAAACTTTTTACTCCAATCTTTCAAAACATCGTAGACGAGTGCTTAAATCAAATTATTGAAAACGTCTTTATCCAGATGTCGCTAGTTGGCGATTTTGACGATCTGCTTGAGGCGTCAAACCTTGAGGATCTTAGCAATTTTAGTGTGGTGTACAACAGTCGTATTGCTTTAGCGGTTAAGTCACAAAGAACACAAGGCTTAGTTCGGGTGGCACAGGCTGCACAGATGATAGAAGCATTCGTTCCAGGTGCCGGAGCAAGATCTCTTGACTGGGAACGTGGGTTGAAAGAGATTGCAATTAACTCTACGGTTCCTGCCGAGATTGTTAATGACGACGCTACTATAGACCAACTTAAGCAACGCGATGAGCAAATCGCAATGCTTAGCCAAGAGTTGCAGCAATTGCAAATGGCTGGGCAAGCTGCATCCCAGCTAGGTGGCGTTGGTCTTTAATTTATGGAAGAAGGAGAAAAGGACTTAGTTAAAGCATATCAAGAATGCTTTAATAGCAATTACGGCGAAACCGTTCTTGAGCATCTTAAAGATGTTTGTAGGATGAATCAGTTTGGCGTAGACCCCAATGTAACCAATGATGAACTCAGAAGCTATCACTTGTTGAGTCGCATTGTAAACTACATTGAGTACATGCGTAAGCTAGAAAACTTTCAAAGACCTGAAGTGGATGGTCCATTTCGGATAATCAACGAAGCATAATGCCTACAAAGAAAACAGCAAAAAAGGCCACCTCAAAGGTGGTTACTAAAACTGCGTCTACACCCAAGGGTCCGACGCTCGAAGAAAGACTAGCTATGCCTATTGAAAAGGCTTATCCCGATGCTCCAGGGCTTTGGAGTTCTCATGGGGATAAGGATCCTAATTTCGTAACATGGCTAAGTAAAAAACATCCTAAAGATTACGATGCTAGGTATAAACATAGATATACCATTCTTGATAATCGAGAAAAGGAAAGCGGCCCATCGCTTACTAAGCAGTGCGTTAATGCCCAAAGACAGGGGTACGAGGATGCTCGTTCTCGTTTGGGATACAATGCAGACGAGCATGGCTATGAAGGCATAGTTAAGCACGAGTACGAAGTTGGTTATGAAAACGGAGGAGGTAAACTGTGAGCGAAGAATCAACAAACCCACTAGCGGCAGAGCCAATAGAAGCACCAGCAGTTGAGCAAGTAGAAACAGCACCCGCTGCTCCGGTTGCCACAACAAACTTGAAAGAGTTTATTGGGGATGACTTGTCATTCAAGGAAAACATATTTGACAAATTGCCATTAGAAGATGGTGAAAACGTCGATAAGTACAAAGCCCTTGGCGATAAGTTTAACTCAGTTGGAAGTTTGGCCAAGTCCTACCTTAACTTAGAGCGTATGCTTTCTAAGGAAAAAATGCCCATTCCAACAGACAATGATGGTGATGAGGTGTGGAACCAGGCTTACAAGGCTTTAGGTAGACCAGAATCTCCTGAGGGTTATCAGGCCCCAGAAGGAATAGACTCAGATGCAAAAGCTGCAACTGACGCAATCTTTCACGAGGCTGGTCTTTCTCAACGTCAAGCATCTAAGCTCTATGGGCAGATAGCAAAGGCACTTGAGGAAAATGCCAACAACCAGCAGGAACAGTCTACTCAAGGTGTAGAACAAGCAGTTCAAACATTAGAGGCAGACTTTGGCCCTCGTGGTGGGGATGGCTACCAGCAGGCTTTAGACAAGGCTCAAATAGTTGCTAAGCACCTGGGCCTTGATGTTGCTGACTTCTGGACTATGCCTGGGTTTGCCTCTCGTTTAGCGTCTCAGTACGATACGTTGATGGGGTCTAAAATTAGGGGTGTTGAGAATACTAGCATAACGTCATCTCAAAGCATTGACGACCAGATCCACGACATTCAAAACAACCCATCAAATCCTTACTACACTGCGTACAGGGATGGGGATCGTGCCGCTCATCAAAAGGTTCTAAAACTTTTTGAAGAAAAATCATCACTAGCCCTTGCATAATTATTTATTATTTTACTTGACATTTCAAATGAAATAGTGTATAATGTGCGGCATTCTAATCAGACAAGCCTTGTGCCCTGTGTCGGAAGCCCCTGCCAGTGTTGACTGGGAACAGGAAATAAACCTGAACTATAACAACTAATTATATTACAATATGTCCTCACAATATCCTAATGCATTCTCACAGAAGTTTGCCTCGGACGTGCATATTCAGTATCAGCAGGGAGCTTCTCGTCTTAAGGGTAAGCTTGCTGAGCGTAGCATGGTTGGTGGAGAAGCTATGTTTTTGCCCCAGGTTGGAGCAATTACTAGCGGAACTTCCTACACGCGCGCTGCTGACACTGCTTATATCGACACGCCTCACGAGACTCGCAAACTTACTGCAACTCCAACTCGTTGGGCAGATCTTATTGATATGCCTGACCGCAATCGTAGCGTTGCCGACTTCCTCGGTCCGTATGTCGAAATTGCTTCTGCCTTCTTTGGCCGCTCTTACGACTCCACGGTTATCGCGGCTGCTCTAGACGCTGCAACTGCTAAGGTTAGCGGATCGACTTCCGAGTCTTCGGTTAGTCTTCCTGCTTCGCAGAAAGTTGTTGTCAACCTCAGTGGTGCTAACGAAGGCTTAACCCTTGCTAAGCTCATCGAAGCCAAGTCTATTCTTGGTAAAAATGAGACTCCAATGGGTGAGCAAAAATACTTCGTTCACCGCCAGGAGCAGTTGGACGACTTGCTGAACAACGTAAACCAAGTTAGCGATTCTGACTTCGCTGCTGTTAAGGCTCTCGTAAACGGTGAAGTTAATTACTTCATGGGATTCGAGTTCTGCCCGACTCAGTTGGTTGCCGTTGACGGAAGCGACATTGCAAGCACGTTTGCCTACACTCGTAGCGGAATCGTTGCTGGTATCACTTCTGCATTCGACGCTCGCGTTGAGCAGATTCCTACCAAGAACTACTCGTTCCAAGTTTGGTGCGAACAGGACATTGGTGCTACTCGCGTTCAAGAAGAAGGCGTAGTAGAGATACTCTGCGATCAGAGCCCATAAGCTCTTTAAATTCTAGGTTCTCCTAGTCTCCTTGGCTCACCCCTTTCGGGGGGTGGGCTTAGGGGTTTAACATACAAGAAGCATGGCAGTAACAAAAACGGACATAGTAAATTTAGCGTCAACCCATTTGGGCGAGAGAAGGTACACTGACCCTTTTACGGACACTAGTCCAACAGCCGAGCTTCTTAGTTTCCGGTATGACTTTAGCAGAAAAGAAGTGCTAAGGTCGCACACCTGGGGATGCGCAAAAAAAGACGTAAGCCTCTCCGAAGATGCAACCGCTCCTGAGCATACTTGGAGCAAAAGATTTTTAGTTCCTCAAGAATCATTGAGGCTTGTAAACATAGCCAACACTGATCTCAACGACTTGCACTACAAGGAGTATGAGCTTAAGGGCCAATACATACATACGGACTTGGCTGCCCCTTTAAAAATTACTTACATTAGAGACGAAGATGACACTTCTTTGTTTGACTCAATGCTTACGGAGTCTATCTCACTTCATTTGGCAGCATCATGTTCAATGGCAATTACTGATGACAAAGGATTATCTCAGGGATTGTTTAATCTTTATGATAGAAAAGTAGAAGAAGCTAAGTTTATAGACAGTCTTCAACGCCGTCGGCCAGTTGACAATATGTATACTTATTCTGCTTGGGATTCCCTTCACAACGGCGGCGAGTAAACGACATGAGTTTGTGGACTAGAATAAACCGATTTAATGGTGGGTTATGGTCGCCTTTGCTACATGGGCGTACAGATTTAGAAGATTACAACTCATCCTTACAGACTTGTACAGGGTTTATACCCCTTAAGTATGGCCCTGCTGAGCGAATGTGGGGATTTGAATATGCTGCTGAAGCCAAGACAAGCAAAAGCATACTATTGCCATTTAAGTTTAGCCAATCGGTAAATTACATTATAGAGACTGATGGAACGTACATGCGTTTCTTTGACAGTTCTCAAAGCACTATTGGCAACACCCAGGCAACAGTTGCCATAGGAAGTGTGTCGGCTTGGCAAGCAAGTACGGCATACCGATATGGTGAATTGGCCAGTAATGGTGGAGTTGTTTACGCATTTGATACGCTGGGTGGTGGAACATCTGCTGGTACGTTTACGGCGGGAAATTGGCATGCATTGACAGAGACTGAAACAACGGGCACGTTTATTTACGAGATTCCGTTGCCCATGAGCCAGTTTACATCTTACTTAAATTACCCGATGAGGGCACAAGTAAACGATGTAGTGTACTTGGTAAACGAAGATTACGAACCACTAACATTGTCTCGATATGGAGCAACTGACTGGCGTATAGAAGGGGTTGAATTTACCTTACCCCCAGTCATTGAGCAAAACACTGGCACAACCACGCTAGCAATTAATGGGTATGTTGGCAGTGGTGTTGTTGTTACCGCATCATCTGCGTTGTTTGAGGCAGGGCACGTTGGCAGTTATTGGGAGATACGTGAAAAACGTGAAGCTAAAAAAGCAACTAAAGATTTAAAAACAGCAGGTTCTGGCCCTTGGGATAGCGGTGCAATTCCCATTTTTGGAGATTGGGTTTTTACTACTAGCGGAAACTGGTCTGGTCAAATTGGTTTGTATAGATCTATTGATAATTTTTCTACAGAAGAACTTATTCATTCTGTTACCAGTCAGGGTTTAGATAATTTTAACATTACAGGAAGTGAGTCCAACCCCAAGGCACAATATAAAATTAAATCAATAGGAACTTTTGTTAATGCTAGTAGTGATGGTTTAGCAATAATAACTGCACCAGCAATTGAGGTTAAGGGAAGTTTTAAGATTTCGGGATACACAAGTTCTACTAGCGTAACAGCAAATTGGGTTGAGTCGCTTGACTCTACGGCAGGAGGTGCGGTAGTAGCTACTACTTTGTGGTCTGAGGGTGCGTTTAGCAATGTACAGGGGTGGCCTTCTACTGTTTGTTTTTATCAAGGACGCATTTGGTTTGGTGGTACTGAAAACCGAAAACAAACTATTTGGGGATCTGGAATTGACAACTTTAAAAACTTTGGCACATCTGTTCCAAATGTTTTAGCAAGTGATGGCGTAAGCTATACTTTGTCTAGTGTGGAGCAAAACAAAATTAGGTGGATTGTTGGATCAGATGCACTTCTAATTGGAACCTCTGGTGACGAATACTCTTTAACTGGTGCAGACAACAATGCTGTGTCTGCTACGTCTGCCCCGTTAATTCAGGTGCAAAGTTCTGTTGGAAGTGCGTACATACAGCCAAGGCTTGTTTCTAATGGGGTTGTTTTTGTTAGCCCAGAAAGAACAAAACTGTATGAGCTGTCTTATAATTGGCGTACCAGAGGATTTGCGTCAGAAGATCTTACAAGGCTTAACGCTAAGAATGTTGGGGCTACAGGAAGAGCATACACACAGATTGCCTATAGTCAAGATCCGTACAGAATATTGTGGTTGCCCAACAATGGTCAAATTGATTGTTTAATATGGGAAAAACAAGAAGAAGTTCAGGCTTGGTTTGAACGCAAGCCAAACGAAAATACATTTGATGATTTTTTAAGTGTTGCTTCTGTTTACGGAGCAGATGAAGATAATGTTTGGACTATTTGCAGCAATAAAATTTCAGGAATTTTAGATAGCAAAACTCAGGTTATGCGTTTGCGTTCTTCTGAAAACACAAGAAACTACCAATGGTTTTTAGACGCTGGCAAGGTTGTGGCTGGGTCAGAAAGCGACACAACGTACCCCGACCCCGATCTTGGAAGCGACTACACTCTTGTTACTGGAGCTGAGCATTTAGGTTCATACTTGTCATTAACTGGAACTGTCAGTTCTAGTGGCACAACCGTAACGGGAACGTCAACAACTTTTACTTCTGACCTTTCTGTTGGAAGTTACATTAAAGCTGGCGGCAAGACTCAGCGTGTTGCGTCAATTGCTAGCAACACCTCTTTGACTACAACAAATGCATTTAGCCCAGCATTGTCTGGAGCTTCATTTGAACTTGCTCGTGGAAGAGACGATATTTATGCCTTGGGTAATGGATTGGTTCTGGGGCCATACCAAGTACACGGCGACAGGTTTAGCATAGA